CTATTTCTTAACTTCAATATAAGGTAAAAATGCGTCAAGTTCTCTGGCGTAATAAATGTACTCTTGTCCGACGATTTGACAAGATGAAAACTTCATCACCTCTCCAGATTACATCTGAATATGAGGGCAAGAGAAATGAAAAAACATGCTATTGCAGTAATGATGATCGCCGTATTTTCTGAGTCGGTTTATGCGGAGTCTACCTTATTTATTCCGGACGTCTCTCCTGATAGCGTCACGACATCCCTTTCCGTGGGAGTGTTAAATGGTAAATCCAGGGAGCTGGTTTATGATACCGACACCGGGCGGAAGATTAGTCAACTGGACTGGAAAATAAAAAATGTCGCCACGTTGCAGGGGGATTTATCATGGGAACCCTATTCGTTCATGACGCTGGACGCCCGCGGCTGGACATCTTTGGCGTCGGGATCGGGTCATATGGTTGACCATGACTGGATGAGCAGTGAGCAGCCAGGCTGGACCGATCGTTCAATTCATCCGGACACCAGCGCCAACTATGCTAATGAATACGATTTGAACGTGAAAGGTTGGTTATTGCAGGGCGATAACTACAAGGCGGGCGTAACAGCGGGCTATCAGGAAACCCGTTTTAGCTGGACGGCAAGAGGCGGGTCTTATATTTATGATAATGGTCGATATATTGGTAATTTTCCTCATGGCGTGCGCGGCATAGGTTATAGCCAGCGTTTCGAAATGCCCTATATCGGGCTGGCGGGTGATTATCGTATTAATGACTTTGAGTGTAATGTACTGTTTAAATACAGCGACTGGGTAAATGCGCATGATAATGACGAACACTACATGCGCAAACTTACCTTCCGCGAAAAAACGGAAAATTCACGATATTATGGCGCTTCTATTGACGCCGGATATTATATTACCAGTAATGCAAAAATCTTTGCTGAGTTCGCTTACAGTAAATATGAAGAAGGTAAGGGCGGTACGCAAATCATAGATAAAACCAGCGGTGATACGGCGTATTTTGGTGGCGATGCCGCAGGTATAGCTAATAATAACTATACGGTTACCGCGGGGTTGCAGTACCGCTTCTAGACCACATCAGGATGTCATCGGTCATAACCGGCCGATGACGACTTTTTGCTGAACGTATGGCATGTCCGGTGATATTGCATAGGGGCAATAAAAGCAACATGAAAGGGGAACCGCTCGAAAGGTTATGCAGCAAGAAGAGAATGTCCTGGGTATCAATGGTGTCCCCTGCAGACACCTAATGAATGTCGTAAGTGCAGGGGATTTATGATGAATTACAGGATTGAAGAATTTTATGCCCGCATTTATGCCCACAAAGGCAATTCATGATGCATTTTGGAGATGGGAGAAGTGGCTGCGTTTCCAGTTTTGGTAGTCGGCATAAACCCATCTGGATGCGCTACCGATTTTGTGAGGGACAGGAAACCGGCCTTTCTTAATTTCTGAGTAAATGAAGGTCTTGCCCATGCCAGAATCCTCCATCATGAACTTCAAGTCAACAAGCGAGTCATCGCGTAATTCGCGCATAGGTTTTATCTCCGGTTTGGGAATCGAACTTGTAGGGAAGGGATATCTTGAGAAATGCACAGGCCTCATCGAGTGTGAGGCTGTGTGATTCCATAGTTACTTTCCTAATACTGAAGCGAGAAGAGCAATCTCTACAAGAAGCTCAATAAATCCAAAAATTGCTATACCTGCGTAAACCGCGCCATCAATATCCCCGCGGCGACAAAGATAGGTGGCACTGATCACAAGAATCATCATTCACTCCATAAAACAAAACTCGCCGTAGCGAGTTCAGATAAAAGAAATCCATCAATTGGTTAGGGTTTTTGTAATTCTACGAATTATGTTGTTTTTTAGCTTCAGCTTTCCATTCATCAAAGGCAGTGTCTTTGTTCATGGTGCTGATATTGATCTTACGGTCAATATCATATACACGCCACTCACCGTTAGGCCTCTCTTCGCATCTAACTAAGTATGAATTGCCATTAATATCTATGCGTCTGTCTATTTGCATGAACATTTTCAATTTTCGAATCCTCTTTAATATGCATTTTTTGCTATTTCAGTAGTTTACTATTGATGAGGCGTTATTATACACACTTCATTAATGCAAGCATCTTTATGCTATGCTACTAATTTAGCAATTGATATTCACCTTTATCGCGTATACCTTTACCGGTTTATCGCCGAAGTGGGGATGTGTGATTGTCTTGATTTCATATCCGTCATACGGGACATCAATTCTGCGACTGAAGTCGTCGCGCTTCGGATATCCCTTTGTGATAATCAGGCGGTCATACTTACGGTTAACGAGGCGCTTTTTCCAGTAGTCATTACACAGGCGATACTCTTCCGTTTTCTCCCCGCGAATCATGGCATCGAAGTATTCACCTTTGACGGCAAGTTGCAGGTTAGCCACGGTTAACCTCCTGCGGCGGTTTTGCTGCAAAATGCGCAATACCTTTATCCCAGATGGATTTTATGGTCGTCCACGTGACTGGTACTTTAATTTCAATTCGTCCGCTCCCGTCACAGGTATCGCAATCATCATCGCCAAAGCATTCCGGGCAGCTTATAAACGTAGTTTCTGAAAATTCACCGGATAGCACACCCTTAGCGCCGTTCTCAGCGGTTAGTTTCTTCGGCACTATAACCCAACCATCCAGAGTTACCGGAGAGTTGTCAGACAGCGCGTTCTGCAACCGTTCCAGCTTCACATATTCCTGAACCCTGTTTCCGTCGCTTGCCCGAAGCCATTGCGCAGCCTTTTGCTCATCAGTATGAAAGGCACAAGTGCGTCCGTCATCAAATTGCATTTCGTAGAGGTCCGCAACCTGTTCAAGCTGTGTGTGTGGCAACTTGTAAGTTTGGCTTACAGGTTCGGCTTCCAGTTCTGCTATGCGCTTTTTTGCTGCTTCCAGCTCGCCAAGCAGCGCCAAGACGGTAGCCGGATTGGCTGCGGCGATGAATTCAGCATTGGCCTGCTGTTCCATTTGGAAATCTTCATCGAAACCGCTTTCAGGATGCGCTCCTTCAATTCTGCAAATAGGAATATATCCAGCAACTTCACGATGAATTAGTGCATCATCACCATCAAATCGGCCCTTTCCATATTCGAGCGACCACTCACCACACGTTGCTTTTTCTGCCTTTTCACGCAGTGCCTGATAGTCAATATTGCTCACTGGTTGCCTCCTTGGCGTAACTGGGCGGCGAACTCATCAGCACCAAGTGCAATCATTTTGCAGACTGATGCTCCTCCATCATTCGTTCTAAGATGGCTGGAAAACATCTCTACACCCTGCGCCCTCACTTCAGCCAGGAAGGCGTCGGTGGCTGGTGTTTCAGTGAACTCACTAACCCAGTCGGGTCCAAATTCTTCGGCGCACATCTTATCGAACTCACGCTCAGATTCTTTCAGCTCTGCATTCTCAGCAGCCAGCGCTGCGCACTTAGCCTCAAGGTTGTCAATCGTGATTCCAGCAGAACGACACTCCCGCAACGCCGTTTCTAGTTTTGATTCAAGTTCACCAAACTTACGGACAAGATATTCAGCGTTTGTTTCGTTAACCTTTAAATCTCGGGGGATGCATTTACCTTTCAGAAATCCATCCATCTCAATTAGTGTCATTTGTTTCATTTTTTCCCACTCCGCCACATCGCATTCAGATATTTGTTTTGATTCACTGATGGAAAACTTTTTCTCGCCAGCATTTCTTCGCGTGGAATATCGTTAATGGGTTTGAAGCGGTGTCGAATAATCATTTCCGATGGAAGGATTCCGGGGTCGTAGGACAAACCTCTCATGATGAATTCCTCTTTGTTAATTTATTCGTATTCCAGATCTTTCTTCGTTGAGTTTTTTTATCTTGTATCGCATAGCTCTTACTGAATAAATTGAGCGGCAGGTTGCAATTGCTATTTCTTCTGCGGAGAACTTACCGAAAAGTGATACTTCGGCTCTTGTCCATCGTCTTCCACGAAGTCGGCTAACAATGTCAGCGCCAATCCTTGTTGCTTTCGCCATTACTGCTTTTTCAGTCCTTTCCAGTTTTTCAGCGATAACTTCAACTGGCATTGTTGCCGCCACTTCGCGCAAGAAATCGACTTCCCATTTCTCCCATGGAGTCTTTTTCATAGTCGATACCGTTATTTGATAAGAAGTGAAGGTTTCCCAACTTTGAGTTGAGCGCCGGGGATATTTATTCCTGCTTTTAGTTGGTGTTTGATTGCCAGTTTGTCGGCTTTAATTGTCGTTTCAAACTCAACGTATTCAGGAGGAAGGGCGCTTGAGTCGATGATTTCTACAGTTTCTGACGGTTTGCGGATTGTTACCTGGTGAATACCTGCTCGAATCTTTTTCTTGCCAACCATTTCAAGCGATGACGCTATATACGCCATAATGCTGTCAATCTTATTTTGAATTACTGCGGCTCGCTCATTTAGTGACTTTGCCTCTTCCTTGAGGCGTTCAGCATAACCAGATTCATTTTTAATGACGGAAAGAAGTTGCTCTATTTTATCGGTAAATTCTCCTTCCATGCCTTCTATTGTGTCAGCAATCATCTCTGGTTCTAAATCTGAATCCATCAATTTTGCGTATTCATTGGCAATTTCATACAGTTTGCTCACTGGCAACCTCCAGTTTCGCTTTGCATTCTATGTAAATGGCTTGTATGTTCTGCTGCAATTTCATTCCAGATGTCAGGCGATATGCTTCTGCAAAATATCTCTTCAAATCATCCATGTTTTCAGCCTGAGCCATTTCATCACAAAGAAGTTGTGCTTTTTCCATTATTTCCTGCTGGCGTTTCCGTTCATCTTCGCGGATATCTTCCTCTGATTTGTGCGGCATAACTGGTTCCTGATGCATACCTTCATCTTCGTTAAGAAGATGAATGGCATTATCCAGTCGCTGGGCTTTAGGCCAGTATTTGCTGGCGCGTTTAACTATTGTTTTACGTGCCATCTCTTCCCAGAATGTTTTCCACGGTCCATTCTTTGCCTTGCTCGTTGCTTCCACTGCTTTAATTTCTGCCAGACTCATTTCTTCAGTGAGGTAGTCACCATCTGCTGTTTTAACCGTACAATAACCACCAACAATAGAGCCTCGCTCACCAAATGCGTTGTATTTGTGGGTTGGTGCTGAATCAAGGCCGTTTGATTCATAGGTGTCGTTTGAGTACACCAGTTTGCATTGCCCCCACTTAATTGATCCTGTCGACTGTGCAAGGTGAAGTAATCCCATATAGCTGATATCAAGGCAAACCATGCCGTCGCGCGGAACTAGATAAGCAAGTTTGCTGGCCGGGTTTAAGGTGATGCCGATCGCCGCAACATTGATGATGGCGTTCTGTGCGCTGGTTGGATTTTCCAGTGCCGTTTTAGCCAGGTAATCATTTTTCTGGAAATACTGAATTGCAAACTGGCTTTCCTTAGCCCATGTCACCGTCTGTTCAGTCAATGCTCCGCAGAATAACTGCTCCTGTTGTTTAACGAATTCAACGATATTGCTCATGCAGCTTCTCCAAAAATGTGTCTGCGTTTGAATATTGCGAAGGCATATTCAGCCTTAACTCTTTCGGTTATTGCATCCCAGAACCATTCAGCGGCTTTTTCCTGATAGTTACAGTCATCATCTTCCAGCCAGTCGATAGCGTCCTTAGTGTGTTCATCTGGTTTATATGAGCGAAGCATTTCGCTTATTGGGTCGCAACGTTTGCAGAGGCGATCAACTTCAATGTTGATTCGTTCGTAATCTTCATCAGTAAAACTTGCGATTATTTGCGATATTTCACGCTTATCATTCAGAGTCAGAATCATCATCTTTCTCCTGTTCTTTGTGCTGATTGAGCATTTTGTTCATCTGACGAATGAATTCTTCGTCTGACCAGTTGTCTGTAAAACTCATGGGCGGCCTTGTTGTTTCAAAATATCCCAAAGCTTTTCGAGCAAACTTTTCATTCTTGGTTGTTTAAAGTCTGCTCCGGTTAAAATATTTTTTCGTGAATGCTGTACCGATAAAATCGGGTTGAAAGGGCGAACCGATGCCGCCCCTGCAATAGCGAACTGTTGCATAGGATGCTCCTTTTATTTGGTTGCATAACGAAAATGCCTCGAATGAAGCGTTGTTGGTATGCGAAAAAAGCCGCCCTGACTGCGAGCGGCAAATAACATCAAGGGATGATTTTTCGATTAACCAGAACGAGTCGTCGTCCTCGTTTGGTTACGAGCGATATTGCTCCGTGTATTCACTCACTGGAATGAATACACAGTGCTTATTCGCTTTCTATCTCTTCAAACCCCCAATCCATTCTTTCCCATGCAACATCCTTCATAATTTCATCCTTATCCCCTTCACTGTATGAGTCCCATTCATCATCAGAGATACCAAGATCCTCTTCAATGTCAATTTCCTGCTTATAGCAGGAATGAATATTTGCGCCTGAATCTAGCCAAACTTTAAATTTTCTGCCCATTTAAAATTTCTCATCATATTTATGCGATATTGCTCACATAGCAGACTGCGCAATCTGCTATAGGTGCATCACTCACACGCTACAAACTCACCATCTTCATTCAGTTGATACCATGTATTCGGCATAATACCGTTCTCGCCAACTTTGCTTGCGCGGATGTGAATCAGTTCGCCATCTTCATCGCGATAACAGAGGACGATTGCCCCACCTTCTGATGCGCGAGCTTTTCCTTCAATGCCGAACGCCGCTGCTACGGATTGTGATCCAGAAACTTCTGCCGCTGACCAGTCGCC